GTATTCAATCAGGGCCTTCCAGCAATTTCGGAGATTCGCAAATGAGTTACACTAAAGAACAACTAATTGATGCACTGTGTGCAGAGTGGGACTATCTCTGCCATGATGATTTTGATTCTGAAAATGATCAAACAACTGAAGAACTTCGTGAGGACTTGATAGAAATGACTTTAGAAGAGTTGGTGGAAGAAACTGATACTGACGAAGGTTATACACTTGACGAATTTATGGAGAATTGGACATGACTATAACTATTCTTCAAAAATCTGTTGAAGATATTGATTCTATAGATCAGACATTTGATCTGGTTTATATGGATCCCCCGTTCGGATTGCAACGGGATTTTACTATGCAAGAGGAAAATGGTCAGCAGAAAGGATTTTCAGATAAATGGGAATCTTTCGATGATTACACAGATTGGTATGCAAATGTAATAAACTCATGTTGGGCCAAATTGAATAAGAACGGATGGATGTATACCCACAATAACTTTATGGGTAATGCACTTGTGATGTCTAAAATTGATCGAAAGATTAGAGATTCTTTCTATACAAATATCTCTTGGAAAAGATCTGGACCTAAAAATAATATCAAAAATGGTTGGGGTAACATCGTAGATTCAATCTTGGTGTTTAGAAAAGGTAGTCCATATTTTGAGGTTGAATATACCTCACTCGATCCCGTCTATGCTGCAAATAGTTTCAACAATAAAGATGATGTAGGTTACTATGCCTTGGCGAAAGTAACAGGGGAAAAGAGTAGACCATGCGCTAGATTTGAGTACAAAGGTTATAATCCTGTTTATGGGTTCCGTATAACAAAGGAAAAACTCGAAGAACTGTCCGCGCAAGACCTTCTGCACTACGGTACAAATAATATTTACAAAAAAATCTATTCTCATGAGTCCAAAGGTGTTCCAGTGCAGAATCTATGGGATGATGTATATTTTATCAGCAGAAGTGAGAAGAATAAGCGTAAGTATCCCACACAAAAACCCTTGAAATTGTTGCAACGTATCATAAAGGCATCATCTGAGTCGGGAGGATGGGTTCTGGATCCTTTTTGTGGATCAGGAACGACCGCAATCGCGGCGATGGAACTGGGTCGGAACTGCATCACAATGGACGTGAATCCCGATGCTATCAGCATCGCACAGCAAACAATCGATGAGCTGTCCACTAAATCGACCAATGCGCTTGCTGAGGCATTATATTGACTTCAGTCAAACAAAACACATGAACGAATTTTTTATTGATCTTCCTGCTGAAATTCTCGATCTTACTCAAGGAGATCTTGATCAACTTCTCGATGATGAAAATCTTGAGAAAAAGTTCGACCTAAATGAATATATTAATGGAGATTACGACTACTAATGTCCCTACCAATTCCCACCGAAGACCAATTAGATCATGAAGAATGGAGGTCATTAATTCATCTCGTTCGCGACTATCAAAATGATACTGAAGACGATGATGAATTTGACTTCTGGGATAATGTGATCGACAAGCTTTATGTCTATCAACAAACACAGTTTACCGACATTTCCGAAAAAGATGACTAATTAAAACCAGTTGATGAACTGGTCCAATCCCTCTTGATTTTCACCCAATTCTCTGCAATACTAAGGTCATGAAAAACATTCACATCGAACACGCAGAAGACATGATCCTTACGGGTGATCTGTCCGTCGTAGAATTACTCTACAATTTTGATCTAGTTTCAGTCAAAATGGATGGTGCCCCAGCTATTGTATGGGGCAAAGATCCTGCTACAGGCACATTTTTCGTTGGGACTAAAGCAGTCTTTAACAAGAAAAAGATTCGTATTGCACACTCTCACGAAGAAATTGATCAGCATTATGTCGAAGAGGTTGCGGATATTCTTCACGCTTGTTTTAATTTTCTTCCTCGTACAGATTCTATCTTGCAAGGTGATTTTATTGGTTGGGGCAACGGTCGCACTTTTACTCCCAACACGATTACTTACTCGTTTCCCGAGTTTGTAACACAAAAGATCATCATTGCACCTCATACAGAATACTTTGCTGAGAATGATTTGCGGGATGCTGTTGCTAAACCGTTTACAGAATTTCTTGTAGATAATCAAAAAGTAAAGTGGGTTCAACCTTCTGTAGATTACGTCAAGTATGACGACAAAGCACCTACATTCAAGACTGATGATGTAAAGTTCTTGGATGAAAGAACTGCTGCATGTTGTAAAAAAATCATCAATGCTTTTATCCGTGAGGGTAAACTTCTAACGTATGAAATTCTAACTTTGATTCTTGATTGTCCTAGACTTGCTGATCTTTATCTTATTGTAATTGAAATGAAAGAGGATCTAATGGACTCTTTTATCATTGCAGATTGTCCAGTATCTACTATTCAAGGGTTGAAAGTTAAGCAAGAAGGTTTCGTTATCCATGGTCAAAATGGGATGCAAACTAAACTCGTAGATCGTGAACTTTTTGCAAATGCAAACTTTACAATACCAAAGAGGTGGGCGATCTGAGAAGTGGGCTACAGGCGCTTGTGGAGGGGTCTCATGCGTGTATTATAAGAGAGTCAAAGGAACAAAACCTTTCATGATCACATCCAAAACACAACTGTTGAAAGTGATTCAAACTGCTGCATCTGGTCACGCACTCACACGAGAGGAAAAGTTCAAAGTTTTTGCAACAGTTTGCGACAACATGTTATCAGAAGGAAGGATCACTAAAGCAAACCACATTCGCTGGACTAACGTATTCTGATGATCAAACTAACAGACAAACAACTTGCAATAATTCTCGATGCTATTGAGGATTATGGCGTTCTAGTTGATGATGATCTCGCTCATGATTGTGGTGAGATTCTTGACATCATCGAAGCATACCTTTCTAACAAAAACGACCAATGATTATTTACATCGCTGAGAACCAAGGCTGTGCCTACTCCATTTGTAGTGAGGGAGCACTTTATTACACTCCTTTGTATCAAGATGGGAGCGTGAATGTTGATGATTGGAGTGAAGTTGATTTCATGAGTATGTTTGGAGAAGAAGAATACCTTCGCTTTGAAGTTGATGATATTCATGATAAACTTATTTCTATGAATAAATCAGCAGGTTTTTATTATCAGAATGCTTGAATTACCTGATGATTTCCCACACAAAGCACCAGAACACTATTATTATGAATGTAAAAGTTTCAAATCTAATGTGGATGCTATATGGCTTTGTAACACTCAGAGTTATACTTATACTACTGATAGTCCTATTCGTACCATCTGGGGATTCGTCAAGTATAAGAGAACAAAGAGAAGCAATACGCACACTTACCATGCCCCCATCAACTCAAATAAGATAGGAAATGAAGTGTCTGTTAGTGATACTCGTCCTTACACTGCAATGCAACTTAACTACAAAGGTTTAGAGGTTTTCTTTTCATGATCAAAAAAGGTGGTTGTCCTTCTCCTGTTCAAGTTAATAAGGGGATGAAAGGTTACAATGTTTGGGTATACAAAAACAGTGAAACTCATCCCGATGGTGTTATCCGTCATCATTACAAAACTCTCACTTCTAAAGGAAAGTATTATCGTAGAGATGATGCTTACTGTGTCGGTTGGGATTACATAAACCACCATAAGTTTGATCACATTAAATGTTAATTAGTGTTTTTTTGATATTGAGATTGGTAGGGATGACGTAACACCCGTTCCCGATAGAATTATGGAAAAAAGAGGTTTTTGCTCTAGTGGTGATCAGGGTTCTCAAGACAGAACAGCAGGGACGGCACAGCATACCATCAACCAAACCAAACCAGTTGGTGAGCTGCACACTAAACCACCACAGCACCCCAAAACCGTGTATATTAAGAGAGTCAAAGGAACACACCTCCTAACATGCAACTCACAAACCAAACCTGCATCGTTGATTTCTACCCTGAGGCATTCATCGCTGAGGCAGATGAAGTCAAAGGAATGAAAGTTGTGATCAAACGTTTTAACAAGCGCGTTACTTTCCGTGCTAATGGTATGAAATCCTACAGCGTTGTTGGTATGATTGATGCCAAGAATGAGTGGGCAGAGCGTATCGCTGGCGGTGCTGAGGTAACTGACTATCACACCGACAAAATGGATCGCTCTGAGTACGCTCCGATGGCATGTGTGGGGTGATTCCCCTCACTCACTGTAAATCCTTATCTAACATCGTGCCAACTGACTTCCCAATCTACAAAAAACAACTCCCACAAGTGTGGTTGGAGGATGGTAACTTCATCATCGAATCATCATCGTTTCGATATGTGATTGCAGATGATTTAAAACTGCTGTTTAAACTATGCAGACGATTTAAGTCGGATGCAATTGCACAAACCTACGCCATTAACTAAATCATGAATTACACTCTCAAGCAGCTTCAAGACCGAGTATCATCTATGATCAAAGAACAGGGAGAGGATGCAGAATGTGCCGCATGGATTTATACCAAGGAAGATATTCATTTGAAGGATGAAAATGGTGAGATTGATTATGATATTGAGGTAGAAGATCCTGCATTGATTGCACGTATCTTTGATGATGTGGGTCAGATTGATTATATCTACACTGTGATTCAAGATTGTGTAGATGAAGTCACTGAAGAGCAAGTTATGAATAATCAACCGGAGTTAGTTTGATGTTTACTGAAAAACAATTAGAAATCATTGCAGATGCTGTTGAGGTAAAATGACCATGAATCGTGATAAATTACAAGAGCAGTTTATTCAGTGGGACTTGAGTCAAATGTCGCTAGATGATTTGCAAAAGTATTTTGTAGACATGCAAAATGCCGAATTGGATAGTTTGACTGATGATGAATTGATTGATGAGGTAAACCAATATAACCCGAGCTTGCTGCAAACATAAAGAGAAGTAAACCAGTTGGTGAGCTGTCCACCAAATCAAGACAGGGCATCAAAATCGTGTATTATTAAAGAGTCAAAGGAATTCAACCCATGCAACGCCAATCAATGAACAAAGAGCAACTGATCGTTTGGTTAGAAAAATGTGAAAACGGCAATCAGCTTTTGGGTGTGATTGATAACCTTCGCTTCAATGGTTTTATCAAGTAATTAGATGAAAACTACAACAGCAACTTACAACATTCGCATCGAATATCGTGACGGTAACGTCGAAGACTTCAACCGCACGATGCCAACTAAACCCACAACATACAAGGGTATTATGGCACAGAATGACCGATTAGTTCGGTGGGTTGATAAGTATGTCGGCAATCGCGATTGCAAGCGACATACTGTAACTCCTCTTTTTTCTTAATTATGATCAATTCTTACGATGTGACGGTCTACAAGGTGGCCATTATTGGTTGATCTGATCCTGTTTTCGTGTATTATTAAAGAGTCAAAGAAACGAACCCAATGCGCTACACAACTCCATCAGGCCGTGAGTATTTCTTCCCCGAATCAATCTCTCGCTCTGAAGCACTAGAACGCATGGCGCAATATGCAAAGAAATACGAAAATGATGAGCGTTCTGGACAACAACTATTCGACGACATGTTTGGAGGTTAATTATTATCTAATTTCTGTTCAATCATCCAACCTTTCTTAATTATCATGGGCACACGTTCACGCATCGGTATTCAACTCGCTGACGAATCTATCCTTTCTGTTTATCATCATTGGGACGGCTATCCTGAGTGGTTGGGTCGTATTTTGAAGACACATTACAACAGCAAGAGTAAAGCATCTGAATTGATTGATGGCGGTGATATGTCAGTCTGCTGGACTGATGATCATTTTCGCAATTCTGATGGTAAGATTGAAAAGAAAGCAGAATACGGTCCTCAATACTATTCTGAGCGCGGTGAGAATTGCCCTCCTAGTTTGATGTCGATGAATGAATATGTTAACAAGAATAACAATGAAGAGTTTGCATATATTTTCCGTGATGGTGCATGGGTATGTTACAATATGAATGAATTTGATGATAAAGATCCTGAAATTGTTGAAATCCCCAATGGAGCACTTGTCTGCTAATTGTACTCACTAACTAACTCTCAATCTTAACTAAATCAGGAACAAAAATGTTTACTCCAGACGAAATGATGCGTAACGAACAACTCACCGAAGAATTTTGGAAAGAGGTTGAATCTGAAGCAGAAAAGTATGAGGTAACTGTTGATTACTATCTTGCGGAGTTTTACTGCTCATGATTATCGTTAAGTACCTATTTTGGGTTACAATTGGTGTAATATGTGCATCAATGTATGGGAGTTGGTTAGCAGAAAGGGACACAAAATTGTTGAATGTGTTAAAAGAGCGCAATGAAATGATTTGCAAACAATTCACACATCATCCTGATTGTCCTTGACTTTCTATTCATTTTTGACTAAACTTTGGAGGTAATCTACACAAACCGATGACTCAGAAATTTTTCTACATTGTTGATCACTTCGTTTCTTTTCCTTCATCTGAATATGGTGGAATCTGGAATGTTATTGCTGAGAGTGATAATGAATGTTTTGATTTGATTGTTACACAGGATGAAGGATTTAATGAACAGTGTTACAATCGACTTCGTGAGAATATCATGAAAGCACGAACATTTGCACTTGCGGAAGAAGTTGAGTCAACAATTGTAGAAGAATTTACGACATGAGTGCTGATATACATTGTGATTTTAATCATCATTTAAGAAAGGGACATGTTTGGAGAGTTCAGTTAGAAATTCCGATTAAACCCACTGGACCTGATGATATAAATTCATTACAGGTTTCGGTTGATGTTATTTCTCCGACTCAGCATCTTGCTCAATACATTGCACAAGAATTGTACCCAGATTGTTCCTTTATTTGTGTTCCCGATGACCCGTTATCAGCCGAAGGTTAATGACTATGTAAAATGGAATAGTTCGACAGGACTCATCGAAGGATGGGTCTATTTTGTAGATACTAATTACATAACGATTGAAATATTTGTAAAAGAAAAACCACAATGTAAGTATACAAAGGTTGAAAAACATAAGAAAGTTCATTGTTTAGTATGTTGTTATCCATGGGCTTGGAAGGAGTTAGAGTATGTTAAGTCTCGATGATTTCAAAGAACAGTTATTAGGAACATATCACAATCGTTTCCAAGCATATTCTAATCCCCATGATTTTGCGTATATTACAGTATCATATTGGGTCGAAGATGATTTGATTAAATCTCATAGTTATCATACAGTTTATGGTCCTGGGAGTGCATATCGAACAAATTTGCATGAATTGAGTGAGGGTTCCGGCGGTAAAATTTTGATGCTTACATATACTGATGATGACCCAAAACACCCTTGTGAGATGTTGTTTAGTCGTGAAATCATAAATGGTTGGTGGGTCGCAAATAATCAGAGGTATGAGTTAATTAATAAGGGGCAATATGTGAATACTTACATTGCATTTAATGGTATAGAGTATCATTCAAGAGATGCAGGGTTTGATTCAGTATCGAATGAACTTCTTTGGGGTAAGACTCAAGGACAAGAATTTATTTTCCACAAACAATCACAATCAGCATGAAATTTGAAGTACGTTATCAACATCAAAAAAAGAAAGGTTATTCCAAACGAAGCGCAATGTTTTATAAGGTAGAAGATGCTATTTTCT